GAGGCAAGAAAAACTACAAAAAAAATGTATAAAGAAAAACTACAACAACAACTTGATGATGAAGAGTGGGAAAAGATTAAACTTACCTTGCCAAAAGAATCAAAATTGGGAAAAGAAAAAAGAAAAAGACAAGAAATGAAGAATTGGTTGAAAAGAAAGAAGAATTACGAAAAGATTAATAAACGAAAAGAAAGATTAGATAAGATTAAACAACAAAAAACACTACAACAAAAAACAAAAAAGAACCAACTCAAGAAACAAGAAAAACAAAGAATTATGAGTCTTATTCAACATGATGTAAAGCCTAAAGAAATTGAAAAATTGTCAATTTATTCAGAAATTGACAAACAAATTTTAAACGAAGACATTTCGACAGAGATAGTTGATTTAATGAGTGATGAAAATGATGAAGATCTAGAAGAAAAGAAACAAGAAATATTCAATATCTTTAATGAAGAAAAACAAGAAGAAACTAAAGAAATTGAAGAATATAATAAAAAAGTATTTTCAGAAATAGAACATGAAATCGAAGATACTAAATTTACTAAACACATAAAGAAACAAAAAAATACAATAAACACAACTAGTATGATACAAAAAAAGTTTATTAAAGACAATCAACAAAAGTTGATTAAAAATATAATATGTAAAAAGTTGACTACTTGTAAGTATGGTGAACAATGTATATTTGCTCACACTATATCTGAATTTAAACAACCAAATGTTTGTAAGTATGGAATGAGATGTAAGAAAATTTATTTCAATAATAACAAATATAAAAATGTAAATGAAACCATTTGTCTTTATGTTCATCCTAATGAGACAAGAAACAACTACACTCAAAGGTATTTTGAACATAAAGATAAAAATTCACTAAATATGTTTATTAAACAAAAACAAACCAAACCAATTAAAGTATTAAATTCTATTAAGATTAAAATCATTTTACCAAAACCTAAACCATCTGCTTGGTTAAAACCATTGTTTGTGGCAAAACCCAAGCCATCTGCTTGGGAAACCCCACTATTTTATACAAAACCTAAAGCGATTATTGTTGACAAATCATTAATTGTAGAAACAAGTGTAGAAACAAGTGTAGAAACAAGTGTAGAAGAGAGTAAAACAGATCCTAAACCTGTAAATAAATACAAAACTAAAATGTGTAAGTCGGTTCTAAATCATGTTGTGTGTAAATTTGGTGATAATTGCCATTTTGCTCATTCTGAATCTGAGTTGATACAAAACTCGGTTCAAAATTTAGTAGAAGAATCTAAATATAAAACTAGAATGTGTATGTCTGTTCTAAATCATGGTGTGTGTAAATTTGGTGATAGTTGTCATTTTGCTCATTCTGAATCCGAGTTAGTAAAAAATTCAACACAAAACTTAGTACAACAATCTAAGCATAAAACTAAAATGTGTAATTCAATTATCAATAATATGGTGTGTAAATTTGGTGATAATTGTAACTTTGCTCACTCTTTCGATGAATTGAGTGTGAAACCTTATACACAAACAAAACAGGCTAAAAACTATAAAACCAGAATGTGTAATTCGATAATAAATAATGTGGTGTGTAAATTTGGTAATAATTGTCATTTTGCTCACTGTTATTCTGAATTATCAAATTAATGTATTTATGTGTATATTTTATGTGTATATTTATGTGTATATTTTATGTGTTTAAAAAAACCCCTCTTGATTAAAGAGGGGTTTTTTTTATGCCAAAATTTTGTTTGTATTGATGGTTAAAAATGATGTTTAAAATTGATAATTAAATACAAAGTTTTTATAAATAAACAATGTCAAACCCTGATAAAATAGATAAACAACTTATTCGTAAAATATTGGATTTATGTATGGAATCTAAATTTGATGAAGTAGACAAATTAATAACTAATAAACAAGCAAATAATTGTATTGATGAAATTTCAAAATCTCTAGAAAATCTTGAAATAAAATCTGATAAAATAAGTCGAGACAAATTGATGTCTTTAACTGTTGTAAAACTTAAAAAAATGTGTCGAGACAACAACATTAAGAAAATAAGTCGACTGCGAAAGTCAGAATTAGTAGATGTAATATATGAAAAATTAAACACACATTAATACCCAAATGTGTTTTCACCTACTAGTGTACAATACAGAAATCCGTCTTCATCCTTGTAATTGTAGTATACATCCAACAAAGTTGAGTTTGTAGTTGGTAGAAAAGAATCACTAACATATAAAAATATTGCTGTTTCTGGGTTTAGACTTATTCTTTTTCTTAGTGTATATATAAACTGACCAATTGTCATGTCTTGATTAACTAAAAATTTATGTTTATTGAGGGTTGGTAATGATGGATTATAGGGTTGTTCTACGATTACAGGTATTCTTTCTGGATATTTTTGTCGTATTTTGTATGATTCTTTTTTTCTAGTGTGAAAACTAAATTTTTTTTTAAATTTCATTTATTTATAAACATTTATATAAATAAATGAAAAATATCAGAATTAATAATGATGATACTTTATTTGTGACTTATGATTTAGACACTTCTGTATCTATAATTAAAAGAATCGCATCACTGCAAGATACATTACCACAATACATTTATATTAGTGATTTTCCTGAAAAAATTACAAGTGATACTAATCTAAATGTTGAAAATTTGTATCTTGAAATAATAAATGCTGATGATTTTTCAGTTTTATATATGAGTATCAAAGACAAGTTACCCGAATTGATTGATATAGAAAAATATATAATTACCCCTTATTTACTTAATAAAAAAGAATACACAGAATTACAAACTTTAGACGAACAATTTTTAGTTTTGATGGTCAATGACATAACACAAGAAATAAAAAATGTAACAGATATATCTGTAAATGTAATAGATATAATCAAGAACAAAAAAGCATACGATAAAAGATTACAAACAGAAATAGCAAACAATAAAAAAATAGCAAAACAAGATTTAGCTATATTAGAGACATTTAGAAATATTGCTAGAGACCAATATAATGTTACTGATTTTGAGTTAGAAAATTATAATCTTAATTTTAAAATAAAACTTGATAATCAAGACATTTACACATTTTTTGATTTGTTTTTTGTTAATAACACTATACCTATTATTTCTTTGAGTGACTATTACAAAATCACAAATAAAACACAGGTTGTAATAGAATGGGAATTGTCTCTACAAGATAAAATTTTGTTTAGAATTTTAAATAAAAAAGATAGTAGAGACAATGATCCAAACAACTATATGTTTGGATACATAGAATATAACTTAGATAGCTTGTCGTTTGATTGTTCTTGTGAAATGATTGTAAATAGTTTAAACATAGACGAAACACAAATGATAAATCGTATTACTAGTAATATAGCTATACCTGATAAAAAACTAGTCAACATTAGTAATGTATCTCAAAGTGAAATCAAAGGAGTATTTTATTTTCCAGATATGACAATAGATAAATTTATACTAGCTGATTTAATAATGAATGACCCTTTATTTTACGATTTCTTGTATATTGATGAAAGTCAACAAGCTAGTAAAGACACGGATAGTGTATACATCCATTTTGTTCATCCGTTTATTGGAAACATTAATGCTAATGTTTCCCAAAAAGCAATAACTCGAAACGATTCCTTTCTTAGAAAACATTTAGGTATATTTAAACTACCTAGTTATTATATTCGTGTAAAAGTAACTTTAATTGAAAAACCTGAGTATCTTGATTTTTTCCAAAATTTTATGGGTAAAGTACTAACATTATATAATCAGAAATCAAAAAACATTGCTAACATATACAGACAACTAGGTGCTAAAAATGTAGGAGTAGTTAAACAAATTAAACAAACAGAAAGCAAACAACAACTCAAAGATATAGAACCTGATTTATTCGCAAGTGGATATCCACAAAAATGTACTCGACAACCAAAAATTATAGAAGATCAACAAGTACAAGAATTTATAAACAACGGAATACAAGTTATGAAGTTCCCAAAACAAGAAACAAATGGATTACAACCAAGAAACTATGTTTGTAATCATCACAAATCGGCAAAATATCCTGGTTTAACATTAAATACACTTGACAATAAAAAGTTGATTGATTATTTACCTTGCTGTTATCTTAAAAATCCAGAAGACAAACAAGGTTCTTATTACAGACAGTATTACTATAATGAAGAAAGTAAACAAGGAAATTTTGGTCAAATTGTTGCTAAAACTAACAAAATGCTACAACCAAATGCTTATGGAAAGGTACCTGAAAATTTAGAGTCTTTATTTAACAAACGAGATAGTGTTATGATGAGAAAAGGTACATTTACACACAATAATAGTTTAATAGAGTGTGTATTAGAAGCTATAGTAGATCGAGATTTTTTGGGATTAGCTGGAAAACAAGAAAAAGAACAATACATCGATAGATATAGATTAGAAATTGCTAACAACCAAAATGCCACAATGTTGAAACAGCAATTTCCCAACACAAGTATTGAAAAAATTATAGAAATGATATCTGATAGTCAAGTTTATTTTGAACCCAAATATTTCATTCCATTGTTGGAAAACCAATTTAATGTAAATATTTTCGTGTTTAATAGAGATGAAAACAACAATGGATACTTGATTACTCCTGAATATAAAAAGTATTATTTATCAAAAAATGTAGAATATAATTCTAGTGTGTTTGTGTATGAACATATAGGAGGTAAATCTCAAAATTTAAAAACTGCTAAATGCGAATTATTACTAAAATGTAACAAGACCACTGATGAACAAATTTTTAGATTTGATAATACTTCTCAGTATGTAAAAACAACTCGAAAAATATTTAATAAGTTAGTTAAATCTTATGTAATGTCAAAGCCGGTTAAAAAAGTTGATTTCCCTATTGAAAATGAATTAGTTGAAGTGTTATCGCAGTCGATTGATTGGTATGGTAAATCAAGAATGGTAATGTGTCGATTTAATCAATCGACTTTTTCAATATTTACTGAACCTATAGAACCGCTAAATGTAACTATGAATAACGAATGGTCTGTTAAAACACTTTGTTTAAAAACTTTTAAACAATTACAACGAAGTTTAGATATTCAAGTTTTATCTCAACATAATCAAGATAAAATAACACAAGTGTCTTGTCAACTAGGAAATGTAATGATAACTTTACATATTTCAGGTAATGAAAAGTTGTTAGATGTAGATGAAAAAATACAAGACATAGTGTATCCTGTGTCTGATAGTTCTTATTTATCGGAATTTAAGAAAAGCAAAAAAATTGCGAATTGTATTGTAAATTACACTTATTGGTTATTTTCTTTGTACATTAGAGACAAAGACAATGTGATTTCACGAGAAATAATTTCTAGTTTTATTGATAAAACATTTCAGGTTGATAGTAATTTTATATATGGTGAAATAGCTAACAATTTTAGTGTTGATAATCCTAGTTTGTTTGTTAATGATAGATTAGTAGTAGATAGTAGGGAAACACTTAAAAGATTAGTTTATGTGTTACAGATAAAAATTAAGAGAGATAGAGATGGTTTATTAAATTTTCACAAAAAAAATACAATTCCAAATTATTTTAGTGATGTTTCCGATTTTAAACAATATCCTGATCAGATAATTTTATATGGAGAAGATGTAATTAGTAATTTGCTTTTAGATGTGAAAACAGATAACAAGTTAGTTGATCGAGTATTGATGATAGAAACACCATACTTTTTCAAAAACAGTTTGGTTTCTAATCGAGTCTATCTAGCTCAAAATACCGATAGCATTTTCAATGCTTACTACATTGTTAGTAATTGGAAACAAAACAAAATTAATAAATATGGTACAAACGATAAAATACTGGATTTTAATGAAAATTTTATTTTGTACAAATTTATTGATAGTAACACGATAATACAGAAAAAAATTATAAAAAATCGTAATTCACAAAGTTTTAATCATAAAATAATGGGATATTTAAAACCAGATAATGAGATAGTTTACACTGTGCTTTTAAGTATCTAAGTATTGTTGTTGTATTATGTTATATAATACAACAAAAATTAATCAATATTTCTTTTGTTCATGTGTTGAACGGTGTCTAGTAAAGACTCGTTACCTTTACATACATATTCTAATCCATTACTAAATTCAAATACTAGTGTCGTGTAGTTGAAAAAGGTTGGATTTAACTTGGTACCATACCAATCGTAATTTGGTCCCATGTAAGGTAAAATTTCATCTGTGACATCAAGTTGCATTTCGTTACTTATTTGAACTACACGACTTGGTCCTCTTGTAGGTTTTGCTACAAATTTATACAATTTTCCATTAATTGTATATGTAACAACATAAGTATTGAACCTAATTTTTTTAACATTATTAAACAAGAAATTTAACATATTATAATACATTGTGGTAACTACAATACCAACAAACATTTTAACAACATTAAAGACTTGTTTTTTTGGGATAACTTTTACTATAGTTTTGTATCTGTTGTATTTTGAGTAGATAATACTATCGATACTAAAAACCTTAATCATTAAAAACATAAAAGTTAAAATAGCAAATAAATAATTATACATTTCTTCGTATATTTATTGTTATTATATCTTTAAAATAATTTTGAAAAAAATCAATATATTTTAAAAAAATAAATGTACGAAAACTATGAAATCATATTCTTTAATGATATCATTAATGACATTATTAAAGATATAAAAAAAGCAAAATTAATCGCAACTCAAACAGCTTTACCTATAGAAAAAATTAAATATTATGTTGAAATTTTACAAACATTATTATATGTTGATATAGACATAAACAAATTATATTACGAACAATTAGTGACAAAGTTTTGTAAAGCTTTCTCTGACAACATTACATATGGAATTTCATATGGAAATAAACAAGAATTATGTATTGATAATTATAAGTTATATAAAATGTTTTTAAAAGACAAAAACAATATTTTGTTGAAAAGTTGGTTTACCAATAAAATTAATAACAAAAGACTTGGTATTTTTTTTGGATCAAGTGTATCAAATCAACCGTGTAAAACTATTTTATCTAGTTATAAAATTAGCGGTTGTAAAAATAAATCAATTAATATTATATTAGACAGAGTAACTAATAATATTAATCAAAAGAGAAGAGAAAATATTCCTGTAGAAGTTCCGTTATGGTGCGAAGATGAATATTTATACATAAACATTGTTGAAAAATTAATTGTCGGTTAACTCAGATAAGCTACTGGCATTGTAATTCTTATCTGCGATAATAAAGTCGAGTTCTTGAAATTCAAATGATGTAGATGTTTCTAATTTGTTGTCAGTAAATACCTTGGTGACTCCAAATATGCTCTTGTTTAGTCGTACAAGACTAAATTGGGTAATAGTCTTTGAATTATTATCGTTATTTTCATAAAAACGATATATTATTATTGATTTCAGTTTAGGGTATGTAATCATGTTTTTTAGTCCATGATGCCATTTATTAATTGTTAATGATCTTACAACTGACATACTTAATTTCAAAAAAAATAAAATTAAAAAATTATTTTTATTTACTTAATTAATTAAGTATGTTATCTGAAAAATTTATATGGAAATTAATTGAAAACTATGTTGATAAAAAAGGTATAATTAGTCACCAAATAGATTCTTTTAATGATTTTATCTATTTTGGTATTAAAAAGATAATACTTTCTGAATCTCCTCTTGTTATTGTTCCAGAAAAAAAACTTTACACATTATATAGTAAGTATAGTGTTTATTTTAGTAACATATATATACCGCCTCCAAAAATTATGACTGATATTCGTAAACAAGAAAAATTGTATCCTAATCAAGCGAGAAATTCGAATCTTACATATGATTCTCCTATTTATGTAGATATCACTGAAAAAATAGAGTTTGTTGATAAAGAACCTGTAATTCAGCATACAAAGAAAGTAAAAATAGGTCGTGTTCCTATAATGTTACGGTCAATGAAATGTAATTTATCAAATTTAACTCGGCAACAAAGAATTAAAGTACAAGAATGTGAATACGATAATGGTGGTTATTTTATATATAAAGGCAAAGAGCGAGTATTGATTTCTCAACTAAGAAATAACTACAACATACCAATAGTTTTAAAAACAAAAAATGATGAGTTTATTTGTGATGTAAGAAGTATGTCAGAAAGCACTGGACACTCTACTTCTATTAAAATAACAATAAAAAACAACAATGTATTTTGTAACATACCTTATATTAACTCTAAAATAGAAATTGGTGTGTTGTTATATGCGATGGGTTTCACTCAACTAAATAACTTACAAACATATCTAAATATATCTGACTCAAGAATTGACAAGATTTGTAGAAACATATTCAAAAAATCTTGTAGTGTAAAAGTTAATGATGGTGGACAAGATTTTTTCAACAATCACAATCAAGATATTGACCTAGTATGGGAAAACTTGTCTAGTCAACAACAACTAGAGTGGGAAAATAAAGCAATCAAATACAATGCTTTAAAGTTAATTAGTAATGACTTATTATTACATCAAAAAGAGCAAGAAAGTATAGACTACACACGACAAGTAGTAGAAAATGAATTGTTACCACACTTAGGTATCATGGCTACAGCTACCGAGAAAATAAATTACATATTATACATGTTACAAAAAACACTAAACACATTTCTAGGTAAAAGACAAGTCGATGACCGAGACAACTACATTAATAAACGAGTTGAGTCACCGGGTATTCTTTGTTATGAATTATTTAAAAAGATATTCAAAAATTGGATTAATGTAATAACTCTTTTGCTTCTTAAAAAAAAGCAGATTCCACATATAATGACAATAATACCTAGAATAAATGATATTACCAAAGGGTTTGGTAGGTGTTTCGCAACTGGAATTTGGGGAATACACTCTAATGCTTATGTTAGAGTCGGTGTAGTCCAAATTTTATCGAGATTGTCTTATGGTGCTACTTTATCTAATTTACGAAGGATTAATATTCCAATGGGGAAAGATTCAAAATTTATAAATATTAGACAAATCAATCCTTCACAAATCATGTTTATTTGTCCTGTAGAAACACCAGAAGGGCAATCAGTTGGAGTTGTATTAAATCTATCGTTTTTAACTGTAATTTCCAAAAAGTCAAACAAAATACTTATTCAAGATATTTTAAATAATAGTGAGTATTTAATCACAGACACGGTTCACTATGATAAAACTAAAGTGTTGCTAAACGGAACCATTATAGGTTATACTGACCACAAAGAGTTATTTCAACAAGAATTTAAACAACTTAGAAAAGTACGGCTTATACCTCATGAGGTGTCTATCAATTATTACGACATAGATGATGAAATCCTTATTTTTTCAGATGAAGGAAGACTTTTGAGACCAGTGTTTAGGGTCGAAAACAACAAATTACTAATGAAAGAATCTGATGGAATTGATTGGGACACCTTGGTTGAAAAAGGTTTAATTACATATGTCGACAACAATGAAGTTAACAATTCTGTAATCGCTTTCAATCAAAAAGATTTAGAACTATACAAAAGCGATTTTTGTGAGATTTCTCCTGCTATGATGATGGGTGTGATGGGATCTATTATTCCATTTCCTGACCATTCTCAGTCTCCTAGAAATTGTTACCAATCTTCTATGGGAAAACAAGCAATTAGCAATTTTGCCTTATCATATAAAAATCGTACAGATACGATAGTCCATGTTCTTGAAACTTCACAAAAACCTTTAGTTAGTACGAAACCTGCAGAATTCATGGGTTTTAACTATATGACTTCTGGAATAAATTGTATTGTGGCGATTGCTTGTTATACAGGGTTTAATCAAGAAGATTCAATTATTATGAATTATAGTGCGATTCAGAGAGGTTTGTTCCATATTACCTCTTACAGAACACATGTTGAATCCGAGGTTAAAAATGGAAGCACTACTCGACAATTTTGTATACCAGATCAAGAATACAGAAAACAAAATTACAATTATGGGTATTTAGACGAAAATGGAATTGTTAAAAAACGACTTTTAAACAAAAATATTTTTGTAAAAGAAGGTGATGTCATTATTGGTAAAATAACTGTCAAGAAAAATAAAGATGTAGTAACAGAGATAGAAGATACTTCTTTGACTATTAAAAAAGGAGAAGAAGGATTTGTAGATAACATTTTTGTATCCAAAGACAGCACTGGAAACAAAATTGTTAAAATAAAAATTAGAAAAATTAAAATACCAGAAGTTGGAGATAAATTTGCTTCTAGAGCAGCACAAAAAGGAATTTGTGGCATGGTGTACACACAAGAAGATATGCCATTTACACAAGATGGTATAACACCTGATATTATTATTAATCCACATTGTATTCCGTCTAGAATGACCATTAATCAATTGATGGAAACTGTTCTAGGTAAATATTCAGCATTATCTGGAACATTTGGAGATGCAACACCTTTTTCAGAAAATAATGAAAACATAGCTGAAAAAATATGTAAAAAACTGTTTGGAAAAAATTTTTGTCCAAATGGAAATGAAGTTCTTTATAATGGTATGTCAGGAGAGCCTATGGGGCAGTATTTTATAGGTCCTGTTTATTACCAAAGACTTAAACATATTGTTTCAGATAAAATTCATGCTCGAGCTACTGGACCTATTACTACACTTACCAGACAGCCTCTAGAAGGAAGATCTCGAGAAGGAGGATTGAGATTTGGAGAGATGGAAAGAGATTGTATGATTAGTCATGGAACTTCGGCTTTTTTGAAAGAAAGATTGTTTTACCAATCAGATCCATTCACTGTTAGTATATGTAGAAAGTGTAACAACTTCTCAAATACAAAAACAGAATGTAAATCTTGTGAAGTAGATGATATAGTTGAAACTAACATACCATATACAAGCAAACTTTTATTACAAGAACTCAATGCGATGGGAATTAAAACTAAAATAGAAGTAAACTAATTTAAACTACATCATATTCATTTTCATCATATTCATCGTCAACATCAGAAAGTTTTCGCTTTTTAGGAATTTCTATTCCATCTTGTTCATCATCGTGTAATTCAAATCTACTACTATCAGACAACCTTCGTTTAACCTCATTTTTTTTTAAAAAATATAGTGTATACAACAACAATTTACCTAGCATATGTTGTACTTTTATGTATAAAAGTATATTACCACCTAGTATACCAAACAACTCAATTAAAGGTCTATAGTGAAATCCATTTATTATAATATATTCGGAAAAATAAGCAACTAATCCAGATAAGATAGCAGACATAAACAAGTTATGTATTTTTTGAAATTTATTATTAAAAGTTTGATTGTTATCATAAGAAATTAGTAAATCTTCATAGTGTATAGGTTTACTATGTAAAGTATCAATTATACTCGGAAAATTATACAAGATAAAATATGTACCCAGAAAATAAAATAAAGGAATAGTTATATAGGTTAGAAATTTATCATTTAAAATAAATGGTGACACAAATAATCCTCCAGAAAAGACAAGTAAACTTCGTCTTAAAACTTGTTGTCGTGTTATGTTTATTTCTCGTATTATTTTCATTTCTTTATTTTTTCTTTTATTTTTATAAATAATGAAAAATATTTATAAAAATATACTAGATCTTTTATTACTTATAATAATAGTTGTTTTACTATGTATAGTTATAACAAACTATAAAAATGAATGTTTCTGTAAGTTAAACACTATGAAGCCAGAATTTACCCATCCTGCTACATGGTAATGCTACATGGTAATGCTACATGGTAATGCTACATGGTAATGCTACATGGTAATGCTACATGGTAATGCTACATGGTAATGCTACATGGTAATGCTACATGGTGAAAATAATTATTCTGTGTTTAGTTTAATTGTAGTTATTTCTCCTCCGTGTTGTTTATAGATTTTTTTCCTAGTGTTAAAGTGTTTTTTAAGTATAGTATAATCATCTACTAAATCAAAAATTATTGGTTCTACATCTTTTCTCCTAAATACTCTACCTAAATACTGAATAAAATATTCTTCTAAATCAGTTGCCAACAACAAGGCATCCAATTTAGAATGATCAAAACCTACACCTACTTTACTAGAAGTACCAATCAAAATTCTAGATTCTCTATCAAAATCTTGTTTCTTACCTAACAGTGTAGTTACATTTTCTTGCTCTTCTAACAACCTTTTATACAAATGGTTTCCTTGTGCTATTCTCTTAACCAAAATCAAAAAGTTTCTGTCACTGTGCTTTTTAACTAATGAAACAATCAATTCATTTCGTTCGCTGTTGTTTGCCTGAGAATCCAACACTTTACCCCAATTAATTTTACCATTCATAGAGTACTCTATCGTAGGAATAAAACCTGTTTCTAGTTTATATACAGTGTGGTTTCTATGTAGTTTTCTTACTATTTTGTTTTCTTTTCCAAAGTATAAATCTAGTAGTTTGTCAAATCCATCAGGTCTATATGGAGTAGCGGAAAGTCCAATCAAGTATCTTGGACACAGATACTGTAAACATCTAGATAGTGTTTCTGCCATAATCAAATGACATTCGTCTACTATAACAGTACCAATGTCACTGAAAAATTCGTGACCCAACTTTTCTATGTTTTGAGCATTCATAATATAAAAATCGGTATCTTGTTGTAGTTTTGATTTTGGTGTTAGTTTTTGAATCTTTGCATTGTCAATAAATTTATTGATACCTTCTTCCCATTGTTTAATTAATACGATTTTATTTACGATTATTAGTGTTTTAAAGCCTATCTTACAAGCTAAATTCATACTCGTAGCACTTTTACCGAAACCGCAATACATTGACAAGATTACACTTCCTCCGTTTTTTGATAATATGTTGAGAGCTTCTTTTCTGACTACTTTTTGTTCGTCTCTCAAACTAGTATTGAAAACTATTTCTCTTTTAGAAAAAACATCGGTTTTGTTTCTTTTGATTTTCATGTTTGTGACTGCATAGTTGAAAGGTATAAAAATTTGATCGTTGTGATCAATATGATATGGATACATGTATTTAACACGAGAAAAATTAAATTTAGGTTTAATTATTATTTCTAAATCATCGTGAATTTTTTCACGAATATCTTCATTTAGATTATTTAATGATTGAGAAAGAGACATATAATAAATTTAATTATAATATTATATTAATTAAATTTATTTATTTTGTTATCTAGTAAATTAGAGTGGTATATTGATAATTATTTAAAAATTGAATTTTAAATAAAAATATTACAAAAAATAATTATGTTCAACATTTTCAGAACTAATAATGAATCTAATAATGAATCTAATAATGAAACTACAATTTTAAAACTACAAAATGATTTTGAATCTAAACCGCCACAAAACGAAACATATTATGATGAAAACACAGACAATGAAAGCACAGACTATGAAAGCACAGAAGAAGAATTTATTGAATCTTTTTATTTGAAACATCAAATACACAAGTCTCAATATTTTTCAATTTATCGTGTAGATGGAAGAGATTTTATTAACAACATATCAATGTGGGCTTGCCAAAGACAACTCAATCAACAGCATGTAGATAATTTAGAATTATCAATAATTAAACGAAACTATTTATTAGGTACTTTTAAAGTAATCAGAAATAATTTAAAACAAATAAGATGTATTGACGGACAACATAGAATCAAAGCATTACAACAAATTATGGATAAAAATGCTAAATACAATTGTGAAATAATAGTAGAAGTGTACGATGTTGAATCGTTTGAAGACCAAAAAGCAAATGGATTATTTATAGATGTCAATAATACACTAAATGTAACAGGTGATATGGCTGTTAATTATGTAGTACAAAATATTATTAAAAAATTATTGGAAAAATGGATTGATATTATAATAGATATACCAGAAGGTAAGAGGTGTAATCGACCTCGTATTAACAAACGACAATTAGTTGAAAAACTGAAAAAAATAGTAACTAATTATGATGAAGATATAATTACCAAAAACATAATTGAATTAAACAACAATATGGGAAGATGGTCTCGTGAAATGTTGATAACAAAATGTGGTAAAATCAATAACTCTTTATATGAAAAGGCAAAAAAATCTGGGTGTTATTTAGGTTTAATTAAAAATTGTAATTGGATTGACATTGTAGAAGAAACATTATAAATTAAAATTGAAAACTTATGTGATTTATATTTTAAAATTAAGAATGACTACAAAAATTTGTTTAACAGATCAACACATTGATGATATTCTTAATTTTATAACACCTAATCCGTATATTCCTGAAGAAACAGCTAATTCAATAGTCGATATAAACAAAAAATCTTTTAAAAAGCAACTAATAGGCAGAGAAATATATGAAGAATTAATCCCAGAACTCAAGACAGAGTTGGAAAAGCAATACTTGGATAGTATTATAAATCCAGGAGAAAGTGTTGGTATTATATGTGCTCAAAGTATTGGAGAGAAAAATACTCAAACCACTCTTAACACATTTCACAAAGCAGGACAATCTGAGAAAACTATGACTACAGGATTTCCTAGATTTCAAGAACTCATAAATGTATCAAAAAATCCAAGTATAATTAATCACAAAATTTACCTAAATCAAAAAGTTAACACTATTCAAGAAATCAGAAACATTGTAAATAATAAAATAGTAGGATTAACACTTAAAGATGTCACAAAAAATTTTGAGATTTATGTTAATAAATCGCGAGAAGACTGGTACACACTCTACGAAAAAATATATGATAAACCTATAACTTTAACTAGTTGTATAACAATTTACTTAAACATTAACAAGATTTACAAGTTTAAACTAGATCTCGTAACGATAGCAAAAAATATCGAGAAAGAGTATGATGATTTACATGTGGTATTTTCTCCTTTATCGGTCGGAAGACTAGACATTTTTGTTGATACATCAGAGGTTGAAATATCAAATGAAAGCATACCTTTCCTACAACCGTCTTGTGTTTATGAATACTATCTAGAAGACTATGTGTTGCCTATTTTAGAAATATTGTATATTTGCGGTATTCCTAGTATTACAGAAGTATTTTACATTAAAGATTCTCGAGACGAATGGATAATTGAAACAAATAGTTTCAATTCTAAAAAAATTTCGAATAGTTATAACAGCTACGAAGATTTACTCAATCTTGATATTGTTAATTTCGAAAAAACAACATCAAACAATGTTTTAGACATCTATGAAATACTAGGGATAGAAGCAACAAGAGAATTTTTAATCAATGAATTTCTTGAAATTATGGAGGGAATCAATGAAACTCATGTTAAACTATTAGTAGACAACATGACTAGCAACGGAATCATTTCGTCTATATCAAGACACACTATGAGGAAAAAAGAAGTTGGACCAATATGCAAAGCTAGTTTTGAAGAAACTATGGACAATTTCTTAACAGCGGCTAAATTAGGTATAAGAGAACCTACTATAGGTGTATCGTCGTCTATCATTTGTGGAAAAAAAGCCAACATAGGAACAGAAATGATAGATATTGCAATCGATTATGAAAATTTACCAAGTGTTTAATATTTATTTTCTACAGTTTTTAATAGAACCTAATGATTTATAGGGTCTGTAGGGACTAGCTTGTTTGTATACATTTTCGTTTAAAACATAATTGTTAATGTCAAGTGCTGGTGTTTTTACTACAAACATTTCAGGAACTTGCTGTACTAGTTGGGGTGCCTTTATAGGACTAAAGTTATTAACCACATTATTGTAGTTAGAAATAGTATCGTAATTACAACTCATTTATTTATATAAAAAAAAACTTTAATAAATAAATGATTCGTATAATTTTAAGATTACTACTTTTTTCATTATCATTTTATTATGTTCTTGAAAAAATGTATACATGTGAAATTAAAAACGAAATAGCATATTTGTTATTATTAAGTTGTATGTTGTTAGCAGTTATAGTATTTATAAACACAAAAGATTCAATAAGCCAATGTTTATCTTGTAAACAACTAATTGGTAGTAAGGGTCTAGATTAAATATAAATAATTAGAAACTTAAAAACACAAAAAATTATTTAAAATGACAGAATTGATTATCGCAATAGATAAAAATAACGGTATAGGACTTAACAACAAACTACCGTGGAATTGTAAACAAGAACTACAAATTTTTAAACAAAAAACAACTAATAATGTATTGGTAGTAGGTAGAAAAACATTCAACAGTTTACCTAAACTAAACAACAGAAAAATATATTGTTTGACTCGAGATCTCGAGTCATCAACCAATAGTAAAAAAAATGATGTAACTTTTATAGACAGCTTCTGTAAAATACCATACATTCAAGACAAAACAATATTTATCGCAGGCGGAAAACAAATATACGAACATAGTTTAAGCATACCTTACTATATCAAAAAAGTTCACTTGTCTGTTATGAAAAAATCATATAATTGTGATTGCTTTTTTAACAAGGAATTACTTGATAATTTTGTAATACTTGAAAAACAAACATTCGACGAATTTACTCACTATGTATTAGAACCAACAACTAGTTGTTTCGGTGAAAGACAATATCTAAATTTACTCAAAAATATAGTATTTAACGGAAATACCAGACAAACAAGAAACGGAACAACACTATCCAAATTCAATAACCATATTACATTTGATTTAAGCAATCGAGTACTCCCTATGTTAACCACTAAAAGAATGTTTCTAAGAGGGATAGTAGAAGAATTGTTGTTTTTTATGAGAGGAGACACAGATACAAAAAAATTAATGAACAAAGATATTAATATATGGAAACTAAATACAACTCGAGAGTTTTTAGATTCCCAAAATTTAAACTATGATACAGGAGTTATGGGTCCTATGTACGGATACCAATGGAGACACTTTGGTCACCCATACATAACAGACCAACAAGGAATCCCAATAAAACCTAACGATAGTGATGGAGTTGACCAGATTAAAGATGTTATAAATTTGATTAAAAATGATCCTATGTCTAGAAGAATTTTATTAACTACATATAATCCAACACAATCACGAGAAGGTGTGTTGTATCCGTGTCATTCTGTTATAATACAATTTTATGTAGAAGGCGAATCACTAGATATGTTTTGCTATAACAGAAGTCAAGACACCTTTTTAGGAACACCATTTAACATAACTTCATCATCTTTGTTGTTAATTATGATTGCACAAATTACAAATAAAAAACCAAGATTTTTCAATCTAAGTATGGGAGACACACATATTTATGATATTCATATAGAACATGCTAAAAAACAACTAGCCAGAATACCATACAAATTTCCTACTATTACAATTAATAATTTACAAACACTACAAGACATCGACAATCTTAGTTATCAAGATTTTGTTGTAGAAAATTATAAATATCATCCAGGAATTAAAACACAGATGGTTGCATAAATAAATAACATTATTGAAATTAAATAATCGTAAATAAAATTGTTTTTCAAAAAAATAAATATTGTAAATTGACTATGTCTACTCATCAGTCACCACAGGTTTTTCGCACCTCAAGCGAAATGTCCGCAGACACACAGTCTGTATCCGTTCCCGTGGAACACCAAAGACTTTCCGAAGTTTTTAATGATAATTATAATTTTTATAAATGTAATCAAGAAATTTATTTAAAAAGAGATACTTCGAGTTGGAGTGGAGTAGTGCTAAATAATCTACATATCGATGAATATATGTTTAGTCAGTTGTTGGTACCAAACTCAGAAATAATTCCTGTTTTTACCCAAAAATGTAAACAAACAAAAACAAAAGAAAAAAGTTTAGATATTTGTGAAACAAGGTGTGATAGTTGCGAAAATGTATTGACTGAAAATGATGATGTATGTTTTGTAAAATTAAACAATGGTAAAAAATTTACATTGTGTAATAAATGTAAAATAGACTTTGATAGCGACCATGGTTTTTGTGAATGTTGTTATAGAAAAAAACTGTTAATGCCTGATCCTGTTGATTCGTATAGTTTTAATTATGGCAGAGGTGGTGGTTTAATAGATTATCAAATACAACAAATCAATATTTGTTGGGATTGTTTCGATCTAGAGTGTTGTAGACTTTGTCATATGTTTTGCGGTAATAGTTATTGTGATGATTGCCGAGATGAACTTGAATTATACTAATAGAAAATTTGTGTATTAAATTTTCTATTACATAGTATTTATTAGTTAGTTAAAAACCCACTCTTACAATAAGAGTGGGTTTTTTTTATGCCAAAATTAAAATTGAAAATTGTAGTTTGTTATAGTTTAAAACAAAATGGATTTCACCCAAGATAGAATTAAACATATCGATATAATTAATAGTGTAATTGGCGACACAGAATTGTCTAAAGCTGTTGAAAATTATGTGTTTCAAGTTTGCTTAACTAATAGTTTAAATAAAAATCAAGATGAAGTTTACAAAATTATGATTTATGAAATATTGCAAAAGTACCTTGTAAATAGTGATAATAATTATATTTATGAATTACTAAAAAATGGTAATTTTTATTGGAACGATATTTGTTTTAGTGACATTTCTTCTCAAATGAAAGAACAAGATGATTTTATTGAAAATCCGTTTGAGATAGAAGAAGGTGTGTTACAGTGTAAAAAATGTAATAGCAAGAGAGTGTTTAGTTATACAAAACAAGATCGTAGTTGCGATGAAGGTACTAGTGTTTATGCTCAATGTGTAGTATGTAAATCTAAGTGGAGAGAGAGAGGATAATTATAAAAATATTAATTTATGTTATTATAAATGAGTTGTCAAAATGCCTCTAAATGTGTTAATCAAAAAACACTACCGAAACCTGCAAGTTGTAGTGTTTTTAATGTAAAAGCAGTTGCTTCTCCTGCAGAACTAAGTAAAATTCCCAATGAAACCCAAGTCAAAGATTATGTACATAAAGACCATGTAAAAAATGCGGATCCCTATCATTTAACACAATTATCTACCGCCTCATCTACTCAACCAGTTAGTTGGAGTTGGAAAAACACAGGTGGAAATAAGATTGAAGATGGTAGTAGAAATCAAGGTTTATGTGGGTGTTGTTGGGCAGTAGCAGTATCATCTGCTCTTGGAGACAGATATGCTATAAAGTATAACATAGCTTCACCAAAACCTGGAGCTCTTTTGTTAGTTAGTTGTGGAGGTCCTAATTTATTTCCTAGTAATAATTTTCCTGTTGAGTCTCAATGTAGTTGTGGAGGTAATGCTTTTTTTGCTGGTAAATGGTTAGAATCAAATTACATTAAGTTAGAAAAGTGTTGGCCTTTTTCTCTTTTCTCTAATCCAAAAGGTGTAAATTATATTAATAATAGTAATTCAATATGTACTGGTTACAACAACTTTGTTGCTCCAATTTGTCCTAAAGACTATATCGCTAATGATTGCTATGATTGTTTACAAAGTGATAATGCTAAAATAAATTTTTCTGTAGCACCAGGTACAACCCAAAAAATTGTGATCCATAACAATGGTAACATAGATACAGCTGCTACTATTGAAGCTATTAAAAGTGAAATTATGGCAAAGGGTCCAGTAGTTTCTAGTTTTCAAGTTCCTTCAGACTTTCAAAGTTGGTGGGCACAAAATGCTGGAACAACTAACATTTATATTCCTAAGACAAAAACTACAATCGGAGGACATGCTGTGGTTTTAACTGGTTGGGGTGAAACTAATGGTGTAAAATATTGGGAAATGAGAAATTCTTGGGGATTGCCTGGGTATTGTCATTTCGCAATGGTAACATCTACACCTCAAGGATATTCAACAGGTATAGATGTTCCTATCTTTAATCAAACAACTAATAGTTTTACAGGAGGAGTAGTATCTTTTGATGCTGGTCCTTTAACTAAGACTACTACATGGCAACCTGGTACAGGAGGAAAACCTCAAGGAACTGCCTGGTCTTCTATTAACACAAAACCTGTACCTACTCCTCCTATAACAAAAACACATATGTATGTGTTGTTATGTATAATTGGTGCCGCATTATTATTAACAATAATATTAATAATAAAGAAAAGATAGTAATTATTTTTTACTTTTAGTTATCATTAGAATTAGGAATATTATTCCAATAACTAATAATAATCCTACACCACCGGCAGTTACTTTTCCAGCTGTAGTTTGGATAAAAGGAGTTGCTGCTGGTACTTTAGTAGTATCTGGTACACATACACCATTTTGGAGTTTTTGTCCTATAAGACATCCACCTCCAGTACCACCTCCAGTACCACCTCCAGATTTTTTAGTGAGGGTAGTACAACCAGTCGCATTTTGATTAACATTTAGGTTAGTTACAGTACCTGAATTACTTAAAGTAACATCTTGAATACATTGAGTTAAATTTACATCACTACAAGTTTGACCTTTAGAAGGTGCAATATTATTTCCACTACCACATGGTGGGTATACACAATTAGGACCGCTAAGGCCAGATAACAATGTTGGTGAGACATTATAGTCTGCAGAAAGTTTATCTCGAATTGAAGTATAAAAACTATTAGGATAATAACAAGCACACAATTGATCGTTTGTACCTGGTTGTTTATTTTTACAATAATCTATTAGAGCTTGTTGACAATAGCCTAAATTATTTCCATTTGAATCTTTTTGGTTACAAAAATTTTGACAAGCTGTTGTTGTTAAATTATTACCTGTACATGCTTGCTTTAGTATCTCATTATATAGAGTAGGATCTGATTTTTTTAAAATTTGACAATTAGAATCTGTTAACATATTAACTACACCTGAAGCATCAGGTTGTTGACAATATGAACTCATTAAAGTATTACAATCTGATGATAATCCTGTACCTGGTCCTGAACCAGTAACATAACAATAATTCATATCACAATTATCAGCACTAGTAGCACCAGAACAACATTTTAGTTTTTCTTCTAGTGTAGTAATTGTTGGTATATTTGCATAACAATGATCTTGATAGGTAGGACCAGGACCTTGACACGATACTCTTGGCCCCTCAAACCATCCTAGATAAGGTCCTGCAGTCCAATCACCACTTTGAGAATTGGGATGATCACTGGGACATATAGGACTTTCTGCACTGCATCTTTCGGCACCTAATACATAAGGTCTTTGAAATTCTCCGGGACATGTTGCCATTTTATTATTTCTTTATATATATATATATTTTTAATTATTTTAATTATTTCAAGTTAAAAAGATATAATGTTTGTTTTACATCTCCTAAAAGTTCATCTCTTACTGTTAAAATTTCTGGTTTGTTAGTAACTTTTGTCAAAAATTTTGTATTAAGCCAAGTAACCATACCATTAAGGTATTCTACTATATCTTCATCATTTAAATTCTGTAATTTAATTACAGAATTTTTTTTAAGTTTGATTGGGTGTTGAAATTGTAGTATTTCTGCGATTAAGTCGAGTTTGGCGGATATGTTTTCAACTAGTTTATCTGCTGCTACATGTCTAGAATAAAGGTTGGTTTGAAAATGGTATATTTTCATTTGGTTTTGAAATTGTAGTAATTTAAGTATAATATGTTCCATTTATTAATATAGTTATATAAATAAATGTTATATAATATTTTGTACATTTCGTATACATCTTTGTGTTTATCCTACAAGTACTATAAAAGTTATAAAAAATATTATGCCTACTACAATGCCATTTACATAGTATATTGTGTAGTAAGCAACATTTACAATTTAAGATTGTCGGAAACTATCAAAGACGATTGGGTAATATTATAATAAATAATAAATAGATAAGATAAATGGATAATATAGATATTAATTTAAATAATTACGAAAATATCAAAGAACAAATTTACCTAAAACAAAATTCAACCTATCCTATCTATGCTACACTTTCTGAATCATCAGGAGTCTTAACTGATTACGATCATTTCCCCTATACTAGACAATTTCGTGGTGATTATTCGTCATCTAAACCTCAAGTAATTGAAAGAGAAGCTGGATGGAGACCTATTTACAACAGTTGTTATAAAACTTACAACGATGAAGTGGCTGATTACCCTAAGCACTGTTTTCAGATGCCTTGTTCTACTGTGTACCCTTGTTACACCAAATATTTAGAAAAGCAATCAGATAAGAAAGAAATGGATTTGATTCTCAATAATGTATGTATATCTCGCAAACGATAAAATTTTAAAATTAAATTTGATTTATAAAATAATTTTAAAATAGATAATATAAATGAATCATCAAAATTTAAAACAATTTTTAATTGAAAATAAAAGTGATAAAAAATGTGGAATCTCGCATGTCAGTATGATTCACCCTAAAATTAAGATGGCACTAAACAAACGAAAGATAGAAAATTTTTGGGAATTATATTGTAAACAAAGATTACAAGACGATAACATGATGTTTGGTATTGGTGAAAGTTTACGGGGTGAAACTCAAGTAACTGTCGACATCGATATCAAAGTCCGTGAAAGCGATATCGATTTTGAATTTGATGTTAATATTTATAACCAAGACCAATTGATGACTATTGTTAACATATACAGAGATGTTTTACAAGAAATGGTAGAAGATTGCGATAGTAAAAATATAACTTGTGTGGTGTTAGAAAAACCATTATATTATCAGCATAGTACCAATGAAAGTATTATTAAAAATGGATTTCATTTACAGTTTCCTTATATCTTTTTAGAAAAAGATATGATTGAAAGCCATATCTATCCAAGAGTCAAAAAACTTGTAAAAGAGTCTGATTGTTTTAGAAATCTTGGAATAGAAGACTCGTCTTCAACCGTAGATAAAGCTACTTTCAAAAATCCGTGGCTACTTTATGGATGTAGAAAAAGTGAAGATATGGATCCATACACAATTACACATATTATACTAGATGATGGACAAGTTACTACTGACATAGAACATGTGTTTAGAAATTATAAAATTTTTGATGATAACGAAGAACAACTAGATATTACAGACAGGGTCATAGAATATTTACCCAGAATTTTAAGTGTTGTGCCCTATGGAAGGGAAACACAAGAACTTAAAAAGAAAGTATTTATGAATAACGGACCCAGTTTCATCAGACAAAACCGAGAAAGAAAAGAAAATACAGATGCTGAAATTGCAGCAGAATTGAAATTATGTAGAAAATTACTACCTTTACTCGACGATTACAGAGCGGAAGAATACAACAGCTGGATGGAAATTGGTTGGATTCTATATAACATCGGTAACGGTTGTGATGATGCATTAGATTTATGGTTGGAATTTTCCCAAAGATCAGACAAATACAATGAAGATGGTTGTTGTAGTTTATGGGATAAAATGGAATCACGAAACTATAGTATTGGCACACTCAAATATTTTGCTAAACTTGATAGCCCAGAAGAATATAAAAGCTTTACAAAAGAACATGCCAAAACTCACATTAGAGAAGCACTAGACAATGGTTCTCACAACGACATCGCGAAAGCGATGTTTGAATTTTGGGGTACTGAATTTGTGTGTGCTTCGGTTTCAAATAAAGTTTGGTATCAATTTAAGAACCATATTTGGGAAGAGATAGAAGAAGGAGTTTACTTGAGACAGAAAATTTCTGAAGAGATTTTCTCATTATTGATTAAAGATTATGATGAATTAAATAGCAATGACAAACTAGACCAAGATAAAGCACAAGCTATGCAAAATGATTTTAAAAAGAAACAACTTAGAAAATTGGCATGTAATCTAAAATCTTCTACATTTAAAAACAATGTAATGAAAGAAGCAATGGAGGTTTTCTATGATCCTAGATTCAAAAAAGGACTAGATCAAAATGCTTATCTTGTCGCATTTAACAATGGTGTGTATGATTTGAATCTTAATGAGTTTAGACCAGGAAAACCAGAAGATTTCATTAGTAAATCATTACCAATTGATTATAAAGAGTTTAGTGAAACAGATGAAGAGGTTCAAAATGTAGTTGACTTTTTACAAAAGATATTTCCTGATAATTCGGTGCGAAAGTATTTCTTGGATACTTATTCAGAGATATTTATTGGTGGTAATTTACAAAAGAAAATTTATCTGTGGACTGGCGAGGGTGACAATGGTAAATCGATTACTCAATCGTTTTTTGAAAAAATGTTGGGTGAATTGTCAATTAAATTTAATACACAATATTTTACGGGTAAAAAGGTGTCTACTGGATCTGCTAATCCAGAATTAGCAAGAGCGGCTCCACCTGTTAGATATGCAACTATGGAAGAACCAGATGCAGACGAGCAACTTAACATTGGAGAACTCAAAAAATTATCGGGAGGTGATAGTTATTGGGCAAGAGATTTGTTTGAAAAAGGAAAACAAACTAGAGAAGTTTTTCCTATGTTTATGCTTACTTTTATTTGTAATAAACTACCAAAGATTAAATATTCTGATAAAGCAACTTGGAATCGTTTAAGAGTTATTCCGTTTGAATCTACTTTCGTGGAACCAGGTCAGCCGTGTCCTGAAACATTAGAAGAACAAATTAAAGAAAAGCGATTTCCTATGGACAAAGATTTCAAAAATAAGATTCCGGGTATGATTTGTGCTTTTGCTTGGTATTTATTGGAATGGAATAAAAATGTCATTTGTATCCACGAGCCAGAAAAGGTTTTGGAAGCGACTAAAACTTATAGAAAACAAAATGATACTTACAGACAATTTATTGAAGAAAATATTATTGAGTCTGAGAATAGTAGTATTAAATTGCGGGATATTTATGCTGGATTCAAAGATTGGTTCAAAGAAGGATTTCCAAACATGCAGCTTCCTATTAAAAATGATGTCAAGGAATACTTTGTTAATCTTTGGGGTCCTTATAAAAAAGGAATTGTGTGGCAGGGTTATACTTTCATTGATACAAATCAAGAAGATAATGCGATGCCAGCATTGTAATTGTTTATATTAATAAATTAACTAAAATTATTAAATATAAATGGTTGTTTGTAAATTAAACTTATTATTAAATTAATAATAAGTTTTTAAATTATGACTTTAGAATTATTATAGTAAACAATCTTTAATTAATTTTTGTTTCACATTTTTCCAATATATTATATCCGGTTAATTTAATATTTTCACCATCTAGTGAAAAATCTGATGGTTTAAGGATACTCCAGTCAGTATCACTTTCTAATATACCGCATTTTGTGTATATATAACCTACTAATGCACTACACCAGAATCTATCTGTTTTTTGAGGATTATTATCTACTCCAAAAAGAGCTTGTATCCAGTCACCAGGAACTATATCATAAATTTTTCCATAAACTTTGTTGTGTATTTCTGTTAAAATTTCATCGTTAAAATGTTTTTCGCTATCACATATAATTTTTCTGACAAAAACACTTCTTGACTCGAAATTTAAGCATTCGTATAAAGGAGTTATTTGTACTCCTAATTTAATCTTTCCGTCTTGTGGGTCTGGTTTTCCGTTATATGTTGATTCCCATACATAAAGTCCTTTTAAATTTTTGTTGATAAATGTGGGGTCTTTTAGTATCATACCTACATGTGTGTAATTACTGTGTGTTCCCCATTTGATTAAACTAGTAAATAATCCGAAAAGTCCTCCACTATGGTTGTTAAATAAGAGTAAATCTCCTGTTTTTAAGTCGTCCATTTATTATTTATTCCTTAAAAAATAAAATTGATTTAAATATTTATAAATTAGTATAAATTGTAATATAATAAAATGTCCTCAAGTTTAAATACCCAGTTAATTAATGTTGATAATTATGATGTTAATAATGTAGTTTTTTCTGAACCAGTGTGTTCTTCAATTCCTGATAGTGTACCAAAAATCGAGTTTAAAAGAATTAATATTAGTACTAGAAATGATGATGGGACTGTTGGTGAGTTGTGTATCCCAACAGAGAAGTTGTTTTCTTTTGGTTTATCTACCAATACCAATCAAGAGACTGGTAAAATCAATGGTTATACCTACCCACTTTGTTTGTGGAATAGAGATGGTGCTACTCCACAACAAAAACAATTTACAGATGTTTTTAATGCTATTGTTGATAAATGTAT